TATGGAGGATGACGGCAGGCTGCTCGGGAAATACTACGATTATGGTACCTATACCTCCACCGGAGCGATAGACAACCGTCATTCCGGATTGCGTGGCAGGCTCCGCCTGACAAAGTACATGGAGGACGAAGAAGCGGACAGATACGGGGAGCGTTACCCTGAACTGGAGATCGTGCAATCGGCCTACAGTATCATCGAGTCGGATGAGAGCGTACCGGATGACGCCAATATCTCCAATCCTGATAATGAGACAGGGTATAAGTACGGTAATTCCTATGTGATGAGCGCCCATGTCGCAGCCATTTTCAAGAAGCGTCACCGTGTGCTTGCCAAGGTGACGAAGAAGCCCACGAGCCGTAAAGAGGAGATGGCGGGCCAGACGGTTGACATCAACAATCCGGACGGTGAGATGACCTATTGTCCTTTGGATGACACCAACAGCAATAAATATTACGACGGAAGCGCAGCCAAACTTGACAGCAGCGAGGGCGACTGGATGATGTACGAGCCGTTCTTCTGGTCGAAAGGTATCAATGACTATCTGAACGAGAAATATTACAGCTGTTACAGTTCCAACGGCCCCGACGATATGCCTCCCATCCCCGAAGCAACCGTTTTGACACTGGATGATATAAAAGAGACCAAGGACGGCTACTTGGCGGAACGCAAACTACTGAGTGGCAAGCCCACGCTGAAAGACTCCTATAGCACGGACAAGACTTATTCGGTCTGCAAGGTGGATGTGCAAGGTTACAAGCGTGTGCGTTTTCCGAGTGTTCCCGGCACGGGTCTGGTCGGCAGTCTATTTGTAGACGGCTCCGGAAACGTAGTCAAAACCATCGTGATCCCTACGCTCGGTCTGAAGTTCGAGGCCGGCATGTACTTGATATCGGATGTTCCGGAGGACGCCACGGCCTTGCACTTCTCGATCCTGAACACGGCCGAGTTTGACAAGGTGGTTCTAAGTAACAGCGACAAGATCGAGGATATGGAGCCCGATTGGGTGGCCAACGAGGAGCACCTTTGCGCCGTGGTGGGTAGCAGCGTGGTAGGTAGCAAGTTACGTTCATGCATAACGGGTAATTCCACGACAGCCAGCATGAACTGGATCGACTTTCATTATTACTCGGTTCAGCGCGGTATGCAACAGATAGACGCGTTGATGCACTCTCGTATAGCGAACCTGTTTTATGCGAGATATGGCCGTCGCGACAGCCAGGAACAGTGCGGAGGCGGTCAGCATACGAACAATCGTATCACGGGCGGTACAGCCGGTTATGGTATGCAGGATACGATCGGTTATGATGAGGCGTATAAAATAAACGACAAGATCACGAATTCCATCGCGGACGGTTCTATCCACCAGTACGCTTGGTATCGTGGCCAGGATGAATATGGTTCTCCGACCGTCACTCAGGTAAACAATATCAGTTGTCTGGGCTATGAGGACATCTACGGCCATAAGTACGACATGATGGACGGCGTTGATTTACCCAACGATAGCGGTAACTCCGGCAAGTGGCGTATTTGGATGCCGGACGGCAGTACCCGCTTTGTCAAAGGCAAGACCTCGAGCGACCAATGGATAACAGGTGTCGCACATGGCAAGTATATGGATATGGTGCCAGTTGGTAGTGCAAACGGCTCGTCCAGCACGTATTATTGCGATAAATACTACGTCTCTACTGCAGCCAGCCGTGTGGTTTTTCGTGGGTGCTACTACGCGGGTG